CTCGCGCTACTGCCGCTGAAGGCGTTCTGACTTCTGGCCTCGCCGCCGAAGTTACACGCGCTACTGCTGCTGAAGCTGCTCTGAATTCTAAAATTGACCAGACTAAAGCTGACCTGCTCGGCGGTATCCCTCCTGCTTTGTTGGACACCATCACAGAATTAGCTGCTGCTCTGGAAAACAACCCAGACATCATCAATGTGTTGGAAGGCATGATTGCCGCAACTCAAGCTGAAGTTGACGCTGAAGAGACACGTGCCGCTGCTGCTGAAGCTGCTCTGTCTGGCCGTATCACTACTGAAGTTTCTGATCGCCAAGCCGCTGTTAGCGCAGAAGCCTCTACCCGTGCCGCTGCTGACACAGCATTGGATGGCCGTATTACCAGCTTGGAAGCACAGTCCAGCGGCAAGATCGGTAACCTGAGCAACCTGAACACCACCTACAAGTCTGACTTGGTTGGTGCTATCAACGAAGTTAACTCTGGCCTGTCTAGCGAAATCTCTCGTGCCCAAGGCGCAGAGCAGACCCTGACAACTAGCATTGCTGCTGAAGTTACCCGCGCTACTGGCGTGGAAGCTGGCTTGCGTACAGACCTGACTGCTGAAACTGCTGCACGTACCGCCGCTGACTCTGCCGAAGCTACTGCTCGCGCCGCTGGTGATGCTACCAATGCAACCGCTATCGCTACCGAGAAGTCACGCGCTGAAGGCGTTGAGGCTGGCCTCCGCACCGATCTGACCGCTGAAATTGCTCGTGCACAAGCTGCTGAGCAAACCAACGCTACCGCAATCGCCACTGAGAAATCACGTGCCGAAGGCGTAGAAGCTGGTCTGCGTTCTGATCTGTCTGCCGAGATCACCAACCGTCAAACAGCCGTTAGCGACGAAGCTACCGCTCGTGCCGCTGCTGATTCGTCTTTGCGTTCTGACCTGAACGCAGAAATCTCTGCTCGTCAAACTGGCGACCAAACCAACGCTACCGCGATTGCTACTGAAAAGACTCGCGCAGAAGGTGTTGAAGCTGGTCTCCGTGCTGACTTAAACACTGAGATTGCTGACCGTCAAGCTGCCGTTACTGCTGAAGCTACAGCCCGCGCTGCTGCCGATACAGCCGAAGCATCTGCCCGTTCTGCCGCTGACGCCTCCCTGCGTAGCGACCTGAACAGCGAAATCAGCCGCGCTCAAGCTGCTGAAACCGCTTTGGATGGCCGTATCTCTACAGAGATTTCTGATCGTCAAGCTGCTGTAACTGCCGAAGCTTCTGCTCGTGCAGCCGCCGACACAGCGATCCGTAGCGACTACAACGCTACCGTGTTCACTTTCCAAGCTGGCTCTGCCGCTACCGTGCACACCATCACCCACAACCTGAACAACGGTTTCGTGGACGTGGGCGTGCAAGTTGAGCGTGCCAACGGTAAGTACTACAACGACATCGTGTCCGTTGAAGAGCAAGACAACAACACCGTTAAAGTGTACTTGTCTACCGCTCTCAAGGTCAAAGTGATCTGCCGCAGCGCCAAAGCCGTGTAATTAAGGAGGGGGGCTAATCACCCCCCGCTCTTATGAAAGCTCTGCCAAACTTCGACTTCAACTCCATCAAGACTATGGAAGACGCATTTTCAAAACTTGAAAGTGAGATTCGTGATCTGGCGGATTTGATTGAAGACCCACTTGGCGAAGATGATAGGGATCAGTTGTCTGAGAATATCGAATGGATAAAGCGGTTTTACGAAACTGCTGAGACGAGGATATTAGAGAGTGACCGAAGCTGAAAGAATTCGTGAGTGGCTAATCCGCGTTGCCGATGACGTACAAGAGAAGTTTGAAATGTACAAGATCGGCCTCGTCAAAAAACAAGAACTATTGGATTTTATTAGCCAGTCTTACGACACTCTTTTAGTGATGAAAAAGGTTGCTCATGGCACAGCATACATGAAGGGCATAAGCCCGAAAGGAATTTAAATGGAATCGAGAATCTATAACGACCTAGCGCTGTATGGTGCTTTGATTATGTCGGTGGACGAGACTGGCTTCCCCGCCAACCCCAAAATCGGCACCATCATGATCAAGGACAAGTGTCTGTTTGCCTACATCAAGGTGGGTGATCTAGAGACTTGGTATCCCTTTGCATCTAAGACAAATTCATACATTCACAGCCAAGGTTTAGATTCGTCTACTTGGGTTGTGACTCACAATCTGAACAGCACTAACTTGTGGATTCAGGTTAAAGACCAGACTGGCAATATCTTGTCGGTTGGTAAAGAAGACATCGACGCTAATTCTTTCCGCTTGACATTCACTAGCGCTGTTCGCGGAACGGTGATGGTGGTGGCTCCTGATACAGTGGACGTTCCTCTGTTGAAGGCCAGTTTGATCCAAGTGGGTCAGGCTGTTGAGATCAACACTTCTGGCGTGTACATCAACGGTTCTCCTGCTCTGGCCGCTGCAAACATTCAAGGCCAGATTGATACATCTATCGCCGCTGTGGTGGGTGCTGCTCCCGCCGCTTTGAATACATTGGAAGAGATTGCTGCTCAGTTGGCTAACGACCAGTCGGCTGTTTCCGCATTGACAACAGTTGTTTCCAATAAAGCCAATTCTGACCTGTCTAACGTCACCACTCTCCCCGCTGGCGTAGTTGCTCAGTTGAAGGGTGATACAGGCGCTACAGGCGCAACTGGAGCCACTGGTGCTCAAGGCCCCGCTGGCCCTAACGGCGCTACTGGTGCAACAGGCGCACAAGGCCCACAAGGTATTCAAGGTACTACAGGTGCCACAGGCGCTCAAGGCCCTCAAGGTCTTAAGGGTGACACTGGAGCCGCTGGTGCTGACGGTGCTACAGGCCCCGCTGGTGCTCAAGGCCCCCAAGGCTTGAAGGGTGACAAGGGAGATACAGGTTCTACTGGCCCAACAGGTGCTACTGGCGCACAAGGTATTCAGGGTCTGAAGGGCGATAAGGGCGACACGGGTTCTACTGGAGCTACAGGCCCACAGGGTGCTACTGGTGCTACTGGCCCTCAAGGCCCCACGGGCGCGACTGGTGCTCAAGGCCCCAAAGGTGATACAGGTGCCACAGGCCCCGCAGGTTCTGACGCTTCGGTAACCTCTAGCTCTATCCAGACTGCTCTGGGCTTTGCTCCTGCTAACGTGGCTTCGCTGACTGGCGACATCCTTCCTGCCGTGACAGGTGTTTCTAACATCGGCTCGCCCACTAAGAAGTTCAACGCCATCTATACAGAAGAGATGCACATTGATGCAAACACTCTGTACGTGGACGGAGTTCCAGTTCTGGGTTCTACCGCTAATACTATTACTTTCACCGCAGACACCAACCAAGGTATGCGTATTGCTACCACAGGTTCTGGTACTTTGGTGCTTGACTCTGTAGCTTCTACAACCGTCGGTTCTAGCGGCGCTAACGCTGACGTAGTGGTTCAGTCTACAGGTACAGGCGGCTTGACTCGCTTGAGTTCTGCCACACAAATTACCATGACTGCCCCTACCGTGGCTACAGTTGGTGACCAAACCGTTTCGGGCAACTTGACCGTTTCAGGCAACTTTACCGTAGCAGGTACTCCTACTACCGTTAATTCCACAGTGTTGACCGTTAAAGACAACATCATCACCGTCAACAAAGACGAAGCTGGTTCTGGCGTAAGTTTAGACGTGGCTGGCTTGGACGTGGATCGTGGCGACTTGGCCCGTCAGCGTCTGATCTGGAAAGAATCCGTAGGCAAGTGGATGGCTGGCCCCACAACCCAAGAAGTTGCTTTGGCTACCGAGGCTCACGTCACTACCGCTATCGCTGGTAAAGCTAACACCTCCAGCCTCGCTACAGTGGCTACAAGCGGCTCTTACGCTGACTTGTCTAACAAGCCTACATTGTTCTCAGGCGTGTACTCTGACCTGTCTGGTAAGCCCAGCTTGGCTACAGTTGCAACCTCTGGAACTTACGGCGATCTGACTGGTAAGCCAACACTTTTTTCTGGTTCATTTGCAGATTTAACAAGCAAACCCACTACACTATCGGGATACGGAGTTACCTCCATCTCCGGCGGCACATTCTAAGGAGCTTACATGTTGGCGTACATGGTCGTGAACAAAATCAACGGTATGGGATATGTGGGCATTACCACACGTTCCATTGAGCGCCGTTGGAAAGAACACGTCAATACGCCAAACTGTTCGGGGCAATATCTGCATCGTGCAATTCAAAAGCATGGCGCAGACTCTTTTGAAATTAAGCCAATTGCATCCGCCCTTGGGAACGTATCAAATTTGAAAGAAATTGAAAAGATTTTGATTCAACAATTTGAAACTTTTTCCCCAAGCGGATACAATTTAACTTTAGGCGGAGATGGAGTTTTTGGTTACAAAAAAACCCCAGAACAGATAG